CATTGTCGCAATATTGAATGAGAACACCATCTGTAGGAACACCAGTTCTGTTGTCAGTCCATCCACTTTCAATGAAGAATCGTTCTCCTGATGTAGACAAGGATGGAATCAATAGAATAGCAGTTGTCTCTATCTTGAATGTTCCAAATACCGTGGCAGTGGTTGTATCGGCTGAACCAATACCAGCAACAGCAGCAGCATTGGTCGATGTGGATGCCGTTAGAATACCATAGTGTCCACCAGTTGTATCAAGACCAGTTCCTGTGAACGAGTTTGCTCCAGAGTTCAATGAAATGGTTGAGAACTCACCAGCAGCATTGCATTCGCATTCAACGAATATCTTCTGTTCACGAAGGTCAGTAATATCTGCCATTGTGTGTGTATGATTACCAATGGCAACGGTGGATGATGTGGTTCCTGTTGGCAATCTGGCAAAAGCCACGGTTCCACTTGTAATATCAGCACCACTATGAGTATGTCCTACTTCGCTGGCACTAATTGAAACCCACTCAGTATTTGTTTCATCCCATTTGGCTACTTTACCATCCCAAGCACTTGAAAGTGATGCTTTGTCAGGAAACATTGCACCATAAATAACGCTTCCATATGTTGGATCGGTATATGATGCACCATTCAAATATGTTGGATGATTAAAAGGTGAAAAGAAACCTGGTCCTGCTGGCGCCCAACCACTTCCTTGCCATACAATTGTTGTTCCAGTTTGATAAGTAGCATCATCTAAATTAGTGCAATTGTTTATATTATTGAATGGAATATTTTGTGGAATTGTCTTTCCACCAGCATCTCCACCAAGAACAAGAAGAGAACCATTGTTGTTGTTGGAACGAACAACAATCGCACATCTTTGATTGTAATCATTTGTTGCCGCTGGTTCTGCTGCTGAAAGACCATAATACTTAAGACCTGATGCTTGAGAAGCAGATGCGACCCAAATATTATCTCCAACATCCCACTGGGAAGTGTCAAGATCCTCAAGTAATCCGTGAGTAATTGCGTGTCCAGTTTGATTGTGGGTAAGTTGCTGAGACAATAATCCAAGAATTGGAACGGTCTGATACGAGTCCGCAGTTGCTGGATATACTTCTATAACATCGGTTGCACCAACACTACCAACTGCATATACTGGATGTCCTTTTGGAAGTGTGCCAGCATAGGTATTCTTTACCTCTACTTCTACACCACCAAGAAGATTTCCGTGATGATGTGGAGCAGTAATTGTTCCAGCGGGTGCATCAATGTTTCCATATGGCAATGAAATAGAGCCATATAACTCCATATTGCTTCCATAATAGTTTGTTGCTCCAATTTCGCTACAAGAGATGCCACCAGTGAATAACGGATCTGCAATTGAAATGGTAGATACATCACCAACGGTAGTTACTACAATTTCATTCTCTGTGCCAAGTATGGTTTGGCTTCCACCACCAGTTCCTTCAACAATAGTTACATTTGATAATTCAATTACAGCAGGTGGATTGATTTCCAAAACCTGTTGTGTTGGTTCAACAATTGTAATTTGTATAGGAGATTGTGGAACAATTGTTAGTTCGACATCGCTCAAGATACATCCTCCGTTAGAGTAAACGATCCACTTAGCCAAGTAAGAACTACGCCAGATAATGTTGTCTCATAGTCATATGCATAAATTGTATCTGGATTCAATGACTCGCTATTTGCTGAACTCATCGTAATTGTTACTAAAGTTTTATCAATTGATCCATCATATATTGCTGTAATACCACTTCCTAAAGTCAATTGTAGTGCATTTGTTGCTGCTCCAAGTGATGCTTGTAGGGTAAACTTATGTGTTGCTGAAGAGTAATTTCCAACTAAGTATAGTTGTAGTGTCCAAGTATCTCCTTGATAGATTTTAATATCGTAATCTGCTGGCATTTTGTCTCCTTTAGCAACTTCCTGTTATTGCTTGTGTATTGATTATCAGATAGTAGCCTTTACCTTCGTCCATTCGTTGTGATATTGCAAATACTGCTGTTCCAATTGGGATTTGAACAGGAAGCAATGCGGTGCTTGAGAAATCTGTTTCTGGAACGCCATATGCGTATTTCTTTGTAGCACCAGCACCCCATATGTCATTGCTCATTTCACTGATGCTATAGGCTTCATATCCAGTTGTGGGTGCAAGATCACGAATATATGGTCTATTATATCCTGGAGTTGTTGCTGTTCCACCACCAGCACCAGTAGTTTGGTCAACCATTGCTGGCTTGATTTCATACTTCCAACGATAGGTTGAACCAGTCATTGCAGTTGCACCAGTGATAATGAAAATTCCCATTACACCATCTGGTAATGATTTATCCGATTTAAATGCTCTTTCTAAATCTCCTGCTTTACGACGAGCATTATTATGAAATCCTGCACTACTCATGGAACCCAATATCCTCTTTCTATAATAGCCTTAAGTTCTGGTTCGTTGGTGAAGATGTTATTGAAATTAGCACCCGATCTTGATATTCTCTTCCAATCAACTCTATCGAAGTTTAGAGATGATCCATTGAACTTTGGTTCACCATCTGCAAATGCTGTCACAACTTGATCGTGATGTGCAAATTCATCCCAAAGAAACTCAAATATCACTTCATAGTATTCGTGGTCAAGTTTCAACATACTTACACCTTCACAATAAATTGTTCCTGGTGCAAAATTGAAGAAATTATCTGCTGTTCCTGCGTGCATCTTGCCGATGTAATCTTTTACAATTGTCCACTGATCTGCCATCTTAGCGACCGTGGCATCTCGCATTATGCGAAGTTTAACACGAACTTGGCTGACCGTTGTATCCAATCCATTCTTCCAATCCTGAACCGTGGTTCCACCGATTGTGGCAGTTGTGCTGTCAATTGGAGCATATGGAGAACCTGTTGCAGCGGTTGGTGGTGCAGTTGTCCATCCAGTATTGAATAGTTTCGTGGATCTGAGTGATGCTTGAAATTCAATTGATGCTGGTAGGAAATTCAGAATTGGATTTGGATTGGGAATAGTTGATCCAAATGCTTGAATTGTCTTTGGATCTGTTGCTGCCATACAACTCCATACAATTGTTACTCTTAATCTACCTACTAAATCTATAGTTTCAAAATCAATTGAACGAACTCTGCAAAGTCCTTGCCACATACCTCTTGCAGAAGATGGATCCCAATTTTCATATAGATCACCTACTGCTGGAATTGCACCCTCAACAATCATCCTATTTAAATCATCACCATTATAGTTTACAACTCCATCATCCAATCTGCGAATGATATAGACCTGTATGATTTCCTGTTGTGAACCAAGATCATTATACTTTTCGGCTGAAGAAACAAACCATCTTTCATATGTTGTTGTTAAAACTGATGCTGAATAAGTTGGTGCTGCTGGCATAACTTCTCCTTAATTAAACAATTTCTTAAATGTATTCTCTACTGCAAGAAGACCCATACCTACCGCAGTTTCAATTCCTTCTGTCATCTTTGCGTGCAATGCTGGTGATGCTCCTGGCATCGTGACCATAGCACCAGCATACATTGGATTTGTTGTTGCTGCTCCTGCAAGTTGTCCAGTAGTTGTTGCAAATGCACCCCAAGCATTAGACATTCTTTCAGTAAATGTGGTTCCATATTCCCCTGCTGCCATCTGACCACCAACATCAAATGCTTGACCAAATCCCATATATTCACTTTGAGCAATTTCTGCTTTTTGCTTTAGCCTTGCAAGTGGTGCATATGAACTTGTTCCTGCATATCTGCTAATTGATGTATTCCATCTTTGTTGGACATTTTCTGGATTGAAGTGTTGCATTGTTTCATATGCTGCACCAATTCCAGCACCAATTCCAAGCATTTTTCCAACTCCTCCCAAAGACATTCCAGAAGCACCCAATCCCTGTGGTAAATATTTCTGATTACTATACCACATACCTAAAGAAGTTGCTCGTCTTGTCCAGGCTTTTCCTGCCATATGTGCTCTTTGGGCAGCAGCAGCGTTTGGTATTGATACTTTTGCTTGATAAACAGCATCTAATCCCTGTCTTCCACCAGCAAATGGACCTTCTACTGGACCCATATATCCTGAACCAAGTCCTTTAACACCATATGCATTTCTTCGTGCAAATGCATTAGCAGCAAAATCTGACATTATAGATGAAATAGGATTATTTTGATTATATCTATTTGCAACTGCTCTTGGTGTTCCCCGAGGAAGTGGTAAATTTCCAGTGGCTAAATTACGGGTTCCAACATTTGCCATTGCTCTTTGTCCAGCGGCAGCACCAAATGCTGCTGCCATAGCAGCGGATGCTCCACTTCCATATCCAGTTCCTACACCATATGGAACAACGCCAGCACTATGACCTGGAGTTAATCCTCCACCAACTCCACCAACTCCACCGCCACCACCAACTCTTGATAGTTTGGATTTAATCTGACTAATGCCTTTATCAACACCAGAAGTATCAATAACAGCAGGGATTACAAGTGCTGATAATTTTGCCATTTACTTTGTTCCTTTAATTACTGACTGAATTGCTTCTATAATATAATCTGGTAGTTTGGGTAATTGTTGTTCTGCCGCACGATCCATAAAGTGTGTTTGGTATATCTTTTGACCTCCTTGACCTCTTAAACCAAGTCGCCAATCTTTACCTTTGCGACCAGATTTACGACCTTTGGGATATGGTGTCCAACCATCATTATACCATCTTGCTTTTGTTGCAGCCCAGTAACTATCAAATCCACCTTCACCAAGTTTCTTTCCACTTTCAATACCAACACCAATCCAAATACCACGATTCTTTCGTAGTGTCTTGACTTTCATCTTAACGGCTTTCTTAAGATCTTTCTCCTGCCAAGTCATATTATTTCGAATTGTTTGGATTGTATCTTTTCCCCATTGACGAGCACCATCACGAACAATCTTCTTCTTAAGTTTTGTGTCAAATTCCTTAAGAGATGCTTGTATTTGTTTTATTGTTCTGCTGTCTATTTGCCATGAGAAGTTCATAAATCTCCTTTAAATCATCTGATTTATTGTTAGAAAGTATCATATTAATCCATACAACACTTTGTTCTTCCAATGGAATTTGTGTAAAGGAAGCGGCGGTGAGTAGAACAGACCTCACCGCCTTTGTTAGTTTTTTCCTTCACCATAGAGTTTATTTGCTTCGTTTGCAATTTCATCTATCATAGCGACATCACAAGTTAATACTTCTTCAATTGAAGCAAATACCTTTCCAGAGTTGTCCATTAGATGGTTCCAAACAAGCCACGCAGCAAATGTCTCTGGTGTTTTCTTGCTGTGTTCTATGGCAGCAAGAAGATCCAAGGTATTTGGTCTACGAAGAATGATTTCAAGACCAGATGATAGTGTAACTTTAATTGATTTTAGTTGTAATGCTTCTCTAATACTCATTCTTTTTTCCTCTTATTATTCTCCTGGTGTTGGGACTACTTCTGCGCCACCAGTGTCTGCTTCACTTCCGTTGACTGATACTGGTCCAATTACTTGGCAAGCAAATGATCCACGAACAACATCTGCTGTGGAAGTTACGACATCCATTCCAGTAATAATGCAACGACCAGTAAGTGTGTCTGTGGTTGCTCCATTTACTCCAAGTTGGATGGAGAATGCAAGTGGTCTATTTGCTCCAGATGGAATAAAGATGTCTTCAATAAGTTTAGTATGATCCGTAAAGGTATAATAAACATCAAGAGTAAATGCGGCTGAAGCAACTCCGTCTATATGATATGTATTCCAACATCCAATTGATGTTACATCAAGTGGTGCTCTTTGCATAGAAAATGCAATATTGCCGATGGCTGGAATGGTTGTGCTGTCGAATGTGAATGATGATAGTGCTGATGAGTATGCCATTTATTATGGTTCCTTGTAAAATATATCTATTACGATCTGTGCCATATGCGGATTGGTTTCCTCACCATCACCGCTTTCTGGTTCTTGCAGAATACTATTGGTATTGTTGATTACTGCATTGAAAACATATCCAGAATAAGTTCCAGAAATCAACGATGCCTTTATTCCTTCAGCAAGATCTGTTGCTTGCTGTGCTTCTGGTTGCCAACAATCAACTTCTACTCTTACTTTCTTTAAAGGATCTGATCCTAAAGTGAGTGTTTCTATTTCCATTATGCGGTAGGCAATTGCTGGAAATGTTCCACTTTGATTTCTTGTTCCATATGTTATGTTATTATCAACAACCAACGCTGTTGTTTGTATGAACACTTTAAGTGCTGCTTCCAATGATGCTGCTGGCATTATACAATCTCCTCTATTGTTATTGTAGCCAATCTATTCCGTTCACCTTCATTACGAATGCCGATGATATTATAGGTTCTTCCACTTATGACAAGACGATCTGTTTCTACTACCTTGAGAGCATCTAAAGCATCCCAACGAGCAAGACAATCGTATGTCCTGCCAACTGCTACACCACCAGCATAAGACATCTCGGCAGCACCAGTATCTCGTAGATCACATCTAAATGATCCAACCGTTGTGGTAAAATCCTTCTGCTTCTTGCCAGTATTGTCTAAATTGTTTTCTCTTTTGGCAGTTGCTGTAAATCTTAATCGTCCTGCTGAAATCAAGTTAGAACTCCTTTAATCTTCATGTTGTCAAGGATAAACATAGCCGAAAGAGGAACAACTGAAAGAGTAATTGGTGCTGTTGCTTCTGGATTATTATACCAAGCACCGACAAGAGCAATTACGACTTGTTCAATCTCTGGTGGAAGTGTGCTATATCCAGTGGTATATGTCAATTGGATTTGTGTTCCTTCTTCTATACTTGGATAATCTTTAAAGTTCACATATACAGATGGTTCATCAGAACGATCAAGCCAATAATCAGTTGATGGCATAGTTTGTTCTGCGCTATTTGTATCAGTATAAGTTATACTTGTAATTGCATTGAATGGATAAGTATTAATTCTTGTTCTCATCCAGTATGAAAGATATTGTGTTTTAGATTTGTTTTGTAAAGAAACACCAGTGTAATCGGAGATCCAAGAAATTGCAGCGTCACGAAGACGAAGCAATTCTTGATCGTCTGTAGTATAGTCGATCTTTAATGCTTTCTTTAGTGTTGATAGAGTAACGCTCATTATGGCTCCTTATTGAGAAAAGGATCGGGAGGGTTTCCCCTCCCTTTCCCGAAGAGAGAGAAGAAAATTAGGCTGATGCTTCAGCGAGAACAGAGAATGCTTCAAGGTTTGTGACCTTGGAATCAAGTCGGCTGTAGGCATACATATTAGTTACGGCAGTGCCAGCACTGGTGTATGGATCTACAAGCATATTCATTCCACTGCGATCAAAGATTTCGTAGAAATTTCCGAAATCACCGAGAGTAGCAAGTGGTTTGTTTGCAGTAACGGTGGTGTTGTAGAAGCCAGAAACATATACTGGACGACCGAGGAGAACACCGAGAACACCTTCACGAAGATCACCAGTTTGATCAAGTTTATAGATGTATTCGTTACTACCAGTAGTTGCTGTCTTAAGTTTACGGATTTGCTTTAGAACAGCATCGCTCATTACCCAAGAAGAGTTAGAACGATATTGTGGTGGTAGAGCGAAATAGACATCAATGAAGTTGTCACCAGTTAGAGAAGTGATTGCAGTGGTTGTAGTAGCAAGACGAGTTACTTGTCCAGAAGCAAGAGCACCAACGAATTGTGTGGTTCCCATACCCTGTGGTTCTCCAGAGTTAGTTCCGTTGCAGAAGTAGTTTTCGTGTGCTCTGCCCATAGAAATTGCAATCTTGCTGGCAACATAATCCATAATGCCACCAACACCACCATTACCAGAAAGTGCATCCTCAAGGAATTCATTTGAAAGAACTACCTTGGTTTGGAACTTGTATGGGAAGACGGTAATCAGTGAACCAAAGGTTGGATCGGTTGGAGAAGACATAGCAGTATTCTCAGCAACAAGTTCAGTTGTTGGAAGGGCTGCTTCAATAGTGATCTTCTTTTGACCATCAACGGTTGTGACCTTTGAGATGCCACGAACAACATTGTTCTGATAGAGTTTTTGACGAATGACTTCATCAAAGTTTGCTGGAACAGCAGCAGCACCACCAGCAGAACCAACGAGCATTGCACGGTTTTCAACTGGTGAACCATCGAAGTTCTCATTCTGAAGAGAACGAATAGAAGCATTATCTCCAGAGTGTAGAGCCTTGATGAAACGACGACCCCAATCCTCCTTGCGATCACCGACATATCCCTTGCTTGCGCCACGGGTGTCGTAGATTGGAGTATTATCAGCCTTGTCGAGTTTACTGCGAGTGGCATCACGCTGAATTTGTGCTTCAACAGCATCAATATCTGCTTCGATCTTGGCGCAACGCTCCTTATAAGCAGCATTAGCCTGTGCATCAAAAGAATTGGCGTGATTGTTTGTTTCGTTTTCCCACTTGTCAATGGTTCCACGAAGTTCAGTTACGAGTTTATTACGCTTTTCAATAAGATTGTCCATATTACTTTAATCTCCTGCGGAGTAGATTAATCCGCTTGTTAGTTATTTCTGTCTGTGCATTCCTGAGTTGAGAGTATGTGGAAGGGTATGCAGCATCCACTACTACTGAAATTTCTGCGAGATCAGCCTTGTTGACTTGTCGTTTCTTCTTATCAGGCGACCAAGTATCACGGATTGTTCTAAATCCAAAACTCATTTCCCCTGTAAGTGTTCCACGATTGAGCAGTTCCTTGACATCATTTGCTAAAGTTGTGTCTGGTAGATCTGCTTCGAAACGCAATCCCTTATCATCTTGAAATAGACGAAGAGATCCGTTATTAGTTCTTGCAAGAGGCATATTCGTATCGTGATTGTAATATAATTTTACATCATCTTTTGAATTATTTAGATCGAACGCATCTCTTGCAAAGGTTTCGGTAAATACTCTGCCTTGTTCGTGAATAGTTCGGCTTTCAGCGTCCCAAAGAACCGCATATCCAGAGAGAGTATTACCCGATGTCGAAGTATTTATTGTTTTACGCATTTCCAATTGCATTTGGAATGTCTCCTTGTGCTACAGCACCGCTTGTATCATTACCAAGATTGGTCTGACCACCACCAGTTCCCATATTTTTCGCTACTATAAACTCATCTCCACCATCAACTGGTTCATAATCCATAATTTCTCTTGCCTCATTCTTGGTGATAATACTTGCTTCTACACCAGTTCTAAGTGCTGCAAAGAGTTCTGTTAGGGGTGGTTTTGTGATGAGATCGGTGTCAAAAGCGGGTGCTTCGTTGAGTTTTAGAAGGAATTCAGCCTTCCACGCTTCAAACCAGTGACTTAGACAACTATCCAAGTAACTACGGGTCATCCATTCCAGAGAACCATACACATTGTTGCTTGTTTCACCAAGATATGCTGGAGGAACCCCGTAAATACGGGAAACATCAGTTATTGTGTATTTTCTTGCTACTTCAAGATCACCAGCAACCGAAGTAGAGGTCAATTTCTCGATTTTCACCCCTTCAGCAAAGATCATTGGCTTGCCAGCATTGGTTCCTGTATGATTCTTTAGGTATTCGTTCAGGATTGCCTGACGAGCATTGGCATTAATTTGAGTAGGATGTATGAAAGCCATATTTGGCAATCCACCCTTACTGGCATTTTGATGAGCATTATTCTCCTGATTTACACCAATAATGATTGCGGTTCTGCAAAGCATAATTGGGGAATTAGCCCAAAGACCCTCAAGAGGACTTGCTTTGATGTGTAAAATGTTCTCAGGAGGAACATCACCATAATCTGTGGTTTTATATGTTGGTGTTGGCTTTGTAACATCTAAAGAAACAGAACCAATTGGAAGAACTACAAGTTCATAGATCTCACCACTTCTCTTACGATTGATAAGTGCAAATGCATTACCATATAGCAATGCTTGCATAGTCATTTGTCGTCTAAAATCATAGCCACTTTGAAATCTGTTAGGTCTTTCCCAAATGCGTTCTAAATTAGGGGATATAAACTCAGCGGGGGTTCTTGCAATATCATTAGCAATCAAGTTTACAGCACGATAGACGGGAGTGAAATGTAGAGCAGCAGTGGGAGAAAGGATGGTTGGGGTTTCTGTGTTTAATAGAACATCATATGGTGATGGAACCAATGGATAGTAGGCGGTTGGGTAGCCAAACCACCCTCGGATTGTGTTAGAGATGTCTTTTATTCCCATTCAGTTTACTCCATTTATCATATCTGCTTCTAATTCATATACACTTGCGGATTTTCCACCCCAGCAGTGTAGTGCCATAATTGCTGCTACGAGGGGATCAATAATACTATGTTCACGGCTTTTTGCGGGTCTTACATTACCATTAATATCTGTTTTTGCCACTGCTTCGGCACAAGCACGGCGCATAATTGGATCATCAGGAAACAGGAGTTTCTTACCCAACCAGAGATTATTAAATAGAGCGCATCCAGGTCCAAAGGTTGAAATAGCCATTCGGTATGTCTGTAGGGGAACTCCATCATTTACCAGTGTTTCAGCAAGATATTTGCTTCCCCAAGCATCATATGCCACTACTTTGAGATCATATTCTTCCTTGGCTTCTTTAATAGCAATACGAATTTGTTCGTAATCTATTTCCCGTCCTGCTGAAAGTTCCAGTTTACCTTCCTTAGCCCAAGTCCTAACTGGCATTCTATAGTCCAGTTCTCTCTGTGCCAAACCCTCTTTAGGAAACCAATAGCGACCTTTAATTGCCACTCTGCCGTCATCAAGAGGAATTGCAATGACAAGTGCAGTCATATCACCAGATTTAGATAAGTCCAATCCAGCATAAGCAGTTCGTTTAGTTGTTTTAGACCAATCAAACGCTTTATCCTGCATTCCATCCCAAAATCCCATATCCAACCATCCACCATTGTTCTCATCAAACCGAGATCCATGAAATCGACTGAATTCGGCTCGTCCCATAGGACTTTGCTTCATTGTATTCCAAGCACGGCGAAGGGAAACCATATCAGGTTGACCATAAGGCAGACCAGGATTGCCTTTAATCCATTTCTTTTCATCTTCCAAGTCATCATTTACATCTAATCCATACAGCAGAGCAAAGATAGTATCATCTGTAAGTTCTCCTGATAATATGCTTTCACACTGCTTTACAATCTCCATATAGATGTTTTCAGGGTTCGAACCTGGAGTTGTGATGATTACACCAGTGCTTTCTTTGCGTTTGGCTCCTGTGGTGAGGAGTTTGGTAAGGAAGCGTCCCTTGAACTCTGCTGCTTCGTCAGCAACCCAGCAGGAAGGATTTAAACCATCCAAAGAGCGTTCCAGAGCAGGAAGAGCGTTCATATAGCAGTCAGCATCCTCCCGTTCCAGTGACTTAAAGCGTTCGATTGCATCTGCTTTAAGATTATCTGGTAATCTACTTACCATTGTCTTTGCAGTGTCAAGTAGAATGCTTGCTTGGTCTTCATTATTTGCAAGAATATGAACTCGTTTACCATCTCCATTAAGAAAGTCATAGAGGGCTAAACCTGCCATTAGAGTGGTTTTACCATTACCTCTGGCTACTTGCAATACTGATAGTTTAAACCTTTTGCGTTTATCTGCTGTCATTTTCCAGCAAAGTATATTGCAAACAACAAATAGTTGCCAATCGTGTAATTTAAACTTCTCTTTGCTCCATTCACCTACAAGAGATAGATTAGAGAAATGTGCACTAACTCGTT